TGAAGCGTTCTTGAAACGCCAGCACGATCTGACTGCGGCGCTCGTCGCTCACCTTGAGCACAGCCTGCACCAGCTCTTGCACCTCGGCGGCGCTGAGCTTTTCCGGGTTGGGCGAACTCGGTGCTTTTTGAGCAGTAGCTGCTTTCGCTGCCGGTGGCTTGCTAGCGCTAGCCGCTTCGGGTTGAGCGTTGTCGTCGCGCATCGGGTTCTCCACCTCGACTCGCGCCCACAGCTCATAGCCCAAGCCAAAGGCAAAGGCTGCAGCGGTGCAGAGGCAGCGGCGGTGTGTGTCGGTCAGCGTGCGCGCTGTGATCCGTTCAAACGGAATCGGGTTGTTGCGGTTGTCCATGCACGCCTGAGGGAAATCAGGCGTCACCTGCTCGCCATTGGCGAAGTAACCAACGACATAACCAGTGCCATCCGGTGCACGCCAGACGTGGCCGCCATCCGGGGCGCTGCTGAGCGTGAACTGCCAGCCCGGTGCATGGACGTGAAGCAGGTGGGCGATCTTGGCCCAGTTCACATAGTCCGCGGCATAGGAGCCGCTGCCCTTGGTGGAGATGTCATCAGGCGTGATGACCCCACCAAGTTGCGGGAAATCAGTCATGGATGCGGGGTTATCGGATGCCGCGTCGCTGCGGCACCCTTGCACACTAGGCTAGCCAACGCTAGTCGTCAATGGCTTCTCCCCACGCAGCTAGCGCCTCGTCTACTGGGTCGGAGCCGTTCAGGCAAAACGACTCCCATTCGCTCGGCGTCCATTCATGCCAGCCGCTCAGCACGTTGCGCAGCAGATCCCGCTGGCTGTTGCTCAGGCTTTGGCACTGCTGCTCTAACTGCTTCCAGGCCACCGCTGGCGTGAGCCCTTTGGCCTTGGCAAGCGCCTCAAACCTTGCTTGGTGCTCAGCGCTTAATGCTTTCGCTGCATCCTGAGTCAACGGCTCTGGTTGCTGTAGCCACTCCGGCGCCTCTAGCTCGCCGATGAAGTGTGAAAAAAAATCCGTCGCCCGCCATGGCACACCATTGGCATCGGTGATCGGCTGCGACTCCTTGAGGCGATCCTTCAGGCGGCGGTCCGTCACGCCGCTGTAGTCGCCCTCGGCCACCCGCGCATTGGCCAGCGCCAACTGGATGAAGGTCAGCGGCTGCGGCTGTTCGGTCTTGGCGTTTTGCAGCTTGTTAAAGCTCGAATCCCGCACAGCAGGAAAACCAGCCTGCTCACCCCACTCATGCAGCGTGCTGTGGATCCAGCCGTTGCGATTGCACCAGGCCGTGAGTGTGCGACCAAAGCGCTGCCGGGCAGCTAGCGGCGGATGGCTGTAGCGGTCGTGATCCAAAAGAGAGCCTTCGCTAGTGAATAGCCTAACCCTAGGGATGGGCAGCCCTCTCCCCTGCCCTAAGTCGCACCTCTGTGACTGCTCCATCGCTCACCACCACGCGCTCTACCCACTGCGATACCAGTCGCCGCGTTTGCTCTGGCGTCTTAGTCATCTCTGTCCACACCGTTGGCTGATCCAGCGCGTTCAACGCATCCGCCAACGTGAACCGGCTGCCGCCATTACTGACGCATTCCTCCAGCAAGGTGCTCAGGCGCTGCTCCTTGCGCTCGATCACGTCCGCCAAGTCGGCATCCTCCAGCAAGCGCAGGTCACTGATCTGACCCTGCAGCTGTTTAATCTCCGGGCTGAGCTGTTGCTTCAGCCGCAGTTCATCCACCACGCTGCCGTAGGCCAGCACCTCCCGCTTCTCCCACAGACGCCTAAGCACAGCCTCCACCACGGCCTTCTCTTGGATCACCTTGTGCGGACGGTTCGGACAAACCTCATGGCCACAGCGCAGATAGGTCGGACCTGGCTTGCGCGGTTGGTGGTAGTGCATCAGGCCACCGCAATGCCCGCAGTACACCAGCCCTGTCAGCACACGGCTGCGCCGCGTGCGAATCGGTGCCAGGGAACGCACCCGTAACGACTGCATCACCTGCTGGATCTCCACCTGCTCCTCGTGGCTGATCAGTCCCGGATGCGCGTGCGGGTGAATCTCTTCCACCTGTCCTGGCTTGTTCAGTAGGCGGCTTTTGTTGCCATCAGCGTCGAGCTTCCAGCGGAAAGTTCCATACACGCGGCTGCCAGCAATCGCTGGATTCAGCAGCCAACGCCGCAGCCCTTCCAAGCTTCTAAACGCTTGGCCGCATTCCTGGTACTGATAGTCAAAGGCATCCCGCAGGCTCGCGCTCTGTAAAAAGCGAGTCACGATCTGCCGGCCAATCGGCGCCGTCTCGGGGTCGAGTTCGTAGTTGAGCTTGCCCTCGGTGTAGCGATAGCCAAACGGCGGTTTACCAGCCTGCGGCTTCAGTTGCTTCCGGGCATACAGCTGCCCGTGATGCACCCGCTCGCCGATTAGCTCCGATTCCATCTGCGCCATGCCCATGAGCAAATTGGCGTAGAAGCGCCCCATCGCCGTGGACAGATCAATGGACTGATCCAGGCAGATCAGGTTTGGCCAGCTCTCTTGGTTGAACAGGCGCAGCAGTTTGCCGCCATGCACCGTGGAGCGGCTCATGCGGTCCATGCGCGTGCAGAGCACCGTGGTCAGCAGCCCTTGCTCGCAGCACTCCAGCAACCGCTTCAACTCAGGCCGGTCGTCACGGGTGCCAGAGGCCACATCGACAAACTCAACCACCGGCTCACCGAGCTGGGCGGCGTGCTCACGCAGGCGGCTGAGCTGTTGCTCTAGGGCGTGGGCTTGGTCGTCGCTTTCCGTGCTGACGCGGGCGTAAATCGCCGTTGTCATTGTTCAATTCGCTCCAGGCTAGTGTGTGGTTACAGACCTAGCAGCGCCAGAGCTGCTTGGCCTGTGACCACAGCCGAAAAGCCGCATGAACACTGCAATCTCAGACCCGACCGCTCAGCCGATCAGCTACAGCACCCTGCTGGAGCTACTCAGCAGCCAAGGCCAAGCCCATGAAAACCTCGGAGCTGGCCTGCGCGAGGCCTGCATGTGCCTGCAAGACGCCCGGAGCTTTTACGACCTGCCGGCGGCACTGGAAGAGCCCTTGACGCGCTTCCGCTGGCATCTTGATCAGGCGTTTGCGGCGCTGGAGGATGCCCGCGAACTGATCTGATCCGCAGCGCTAACCGGATCACCACTGGCCCTAGGGAGTAACGCCCTAGGGCTTTTTTGCGTTGTGACGCGCAGCAGATCCGCAGCAGCTTGATTGATTCCCGCTAGCGCAGTCTATTGTTTGACCATCGCTAGCTGTTCCCGATCGCTAGCGACTACCCAATCCGAAGCCATGACCGCATCCCTACGCTTCGTGAGCCGCGCCCCCAAGCGCATCACGATCACCGTCTCTCACTCCGTAGCTGAGAACCTTTACAGCTTGAGCGACGAGCAAGGCCGATCCACTAGCAATCTCGCTGCACACCTGTTGGAGGTGGCGCTGAATGCGATGAACGGCGGCCCACCGCCGATCCAGAAACGATGGCCCGGTAAGGGTTGATGCAGGGCCCCGCAAGGGGCCTTTTTCATGCGCAGATGCAGCAGTCCTGCAGCGGGTCGCAAGGGACTAGGCGGCTAGGGCAGGTAGCTCTTGCCGACGTGGCTAGCGCTGGCTAATCTCACGCCTAGCTGAGCGCTACCGCAGCACTACTGCTGGTGGGCTCAGCACTACCGCAGCACTACCGCTTGTGCCACAGCTCAATTTCACGATTCCGGCGGACCTGCTCGACAGGATTGATGCCGCAAAGCCCAACTTCCTAGACAGGAAGGGCTTTATCTGCCTTCTCCTAACTAGTGCTATTGACACGGCGAGTAACCTACCCGCGTACCGTGTCGGTGCGGGAACCCCACAGATCAACGGGTTTTCGGATCAACCGGCTTTCGATCCAGAGCTAGGCCGCTCTGGCTCAGCATCCTGCGCGACAGCAACGGCTGTTGAGGCTGTCCCGCCTGAAATTGACCAAGCCCTTGAACCCAAAAAAAAACAGGGGTCCCCATCTGAAATTGATGCCTTGGTTGATGAGCTGTTGGTGACGCCACGAGAGCGTGGCACCAACCCACGCGCCAAAGGCACCAATCCCCGAGCAAAGCGTGATCCGCACTCCAAGCGTCAGATTGACCCTGATCTGGTACCTGAAGACCTCTTGGACTGCCAGCAGCTGCTGCCGGAGTTCTGGGCCGTCAAGAAGGGCACCCGCTCTGAAGGCGTCTGGAATCGCGTCTGCAACAAGCTGCGCCAGTGGACGCCAGAGCAGCGCCGTGAAGCCTTAGAGCGTGCCATCGCCAGCGGCTGGGGCGATGTGTTTGAACCACCGAGCCTGAAGGCCGTGTCAGCCAACACCGGCTACGTCGATTCGATCACCCGCGACCGGCAGGTGATGGATTCCTTCCTCGCCATGTTTCCCACTGACCAGGAGGCCGCATGATCACGCAGGAAGACTTCGGCAAGGTTTTGCAAGCGCTGAGCCGCACGCTGCCGCGCTTTAAGCCTTGGGATGAAACCGCCATGGCCTTGGCCTGGATGACCTTCCCCGAGCGTGCCAAGCAGGAGCTGACCCGTGAGGTGTGGCTGTATGCCGCCGGCCAGCGACGGCTCGATCCCAACCCACCGGAGGACGTGCCGCTTGACCTGCAGCTGCTGAACTACGTGTTCCGGAACGAGAACGGCCGCGCCAACGTCGAATGGGGTCTGAAGGCCGATCTGCCGGAGCGCATGCAGCGCCCGCATGTTTTCAACCCGCAGCCGGTGCCCGGTCAAGTCGTACTGCCACCGGATACACCGGCAACCAATCCACTACTTCAAGGAGCATTCAAATGACTTTGCTTCAAGTGTCAGAGCTAGAGCTAGCTAGCGATATGTCCGAGTTTGAGGCTCGGGAAGCTGTCGAAGACATAAAGCGCGGCATCAATACCGTCCGCGCACGCATCTACGAACTTGACCGCCGCAAGGGGTGGAAGGCTCTGGGTTATCGGAGCTTCGCCGCCTGCTGCATGGAGGAGTTTCCCGAGCTTCATGCACGAACTATTGAAAAACAGCTAGGCGCTGCTCGGGTTGAGGCCAAACTGCAAGACCTCCGCCCAGATGGGCGGAACTTCAAGATTGGAGACATCCCCGAAGCGCATCTACGCCCGCTGGTCTCCGTCAAAAACGATGACGAGACTCTTGTTGCCGCCTACACCAAGGCCCACGAGATTGCCAAGGACGAGAACCAGGGCAAGATCACTGAGGCCATCGTCACCCGCGCTGTAGCGGCTGTTAAGCCCGACTATCAATGGACTGAGGATGAGCTGAATCGGAGGACTGTTGTAGAGGCTGGCGGTGCTGTTGTTGCCAACATGCACCAAGACAGTGACCGCGCTTTGCTTGCTTGGGCCAGGTCAACTGGTCGCTTTGAGCGCATTGACCGCAACAGCGACTGGGGCAATCCGTTTGAAATGCCACATGACGGCGACCGCGACACCGTATGTGATTCCTTTGAGATCTACTTCGGCAGGAAATACAGCCTGCATGATCGCGTTCTTGGCTTAAAAGGAAAAGTTCTTGGTTGCTGGTGCTACCCCAAGCGCTGCCATGGAGATCATCTGATCACCCTCATGCAGCAGGAGGGGCAGAATGCAGCGTTTTGAAGACTGCGTATGCATCGCACAAGCAAGAGTCATTGCTGGCTACAAACGTGAACCGCATATTTGCACGATTGCTTACCAACCTTCTACTGATCAGTTTCTGCGACTGTGCATCCCATTTATCCAAGGCCGCTCCCCATTGCTCAAGCGGTGGCGGTTGTTCTCCTTTGAGGCAACCAAGGATGACATGGGAAACGACACTCGTGAAGAGTCTTGGAATTTAAGCCAAATACTAAGCGTTTCTACTGAGACCTTTTCTGATAAGCAGAAAGCACGCCTCCATTCGCGTATTCTGTCTAACTATCGCTACGAAGCTGAGTTAAACGATCAACGCGACAGCATTGGGCTCCTTGTTCCAATACCAGAGACTCTCAAGTTCACGCGAGAGCATTTGTCGGCGCGTCGACCAGATGAGGCCAAAGAGCTTGAACGTGCACAGATGTTGCAGCAGAAAGGAATCTGGTATCCAAATTTCAAGGTAAGAGTCCGAGGGTGCTACATGCGTGATGGTCAGAGATGTACTTTTAACAAGCAACTAATTGCATGGGATGTCTATGAGGCTTTGCGACTTGGCGGTAACCGAGATCCGTTTGCTTCGATTGATACCTATCGCAATCCTTACTTGATTATTGGCAATCTTGCTGCTCAGCGTAAGGCTTGGGTTGTTGTTGGTGTGCTTAGTGCCCCTGATGGTGCAATTGAGCGGCACGCAATTCATCAGCAGCTTGCTCTTGTCTGATGAAACCAGCTTTTGATCTCTCCTCAGTCCAGGCGCTCCTCCAACGCGGCATCAATGCCGGTCATTGGACGCTTGAACACCTTGACTACCCCAGCCCCGATTACGAACGCAACCTGATCGAAGCCCGTCGCTCCGCATATTTCTCCCCTACCTACGAACCACCCAAGCCCTATGCCAACCCGCTCCGATCCCCCAACACAGGCGTTGCCGTACAACCCATCAACCCCCGCGACTTCGACCTGGCTGCAGCCACTAGGGCTAACAAGGGACAGTCAGACGTGGACATACTCCCTCACCAATGGCCACCAATTCCCGGTCAGCGTCACCAGCCTGATCTCAGCGGTCACCAAGACGCCGCAACAGCTGGAGGCGATCATGGCCAGCCGGCACATCTGGGAACCACGGGGCAACACCATCCACAAAGCCCTGGAGGTGATGGCACACCAGCGCTTCAACCCCAACCCACCGCCCAACCTGTCTCCAGCGCCCCATGGTGACTACACCGCCTGGATCGAACCCCTACTCACCGACGAGCTCTGGGATCGCATCAGCGTGATCGGCGCTGAAGTCATGGCCTACAGCCTGCGCCGCAACGTCGCTGGCACTGCTGACCTCGTCATCCGCTTTGCCGATAACACCTACGGCATCGCCGATCTCAAAACCCAAAGTTCCGAGCGCTCCACCCCCTACGACACCCGCCCCCAACTCGGTGCCGGCGTTGAAATGATCGGCGACCACTACAAGCTCCTCATCTCCCGCTGCCTCACGCTCTGGTCACGCCCCGGCAGCCTGCTCATCCAAACCCATACCGCTGACGAGTGCCTCCAAGCCTGGTTCGATGTCTGCGAGGAATACGCAGCGCGCTTCCGCCCCTTCTAAGCCGCTAATCAGCCCTCGCTAGTCCACCACAGGCCCATCCCGTGGCACTCTTATCAAGCCGGGATGGCCCGAATACAACACCCGCAAGGGGAATTAGGGCAGGAGCATGCGGCTCCATCGGAATCCCGGCACCCAATCGCTAGTCACCCTTGACGCCTAACGTTGGCTAGCCTATTGTCTTGACCACGGGGGCGACCCCACCGCACACCACCCATGAACCAGCTCCACACGGTTCTCCCAGATGCCGCACCATCCGGCTGGGCTGAGCGCTACCTCTTCAACAGCGCCATCCTCTCTGACTGGTGTCACGAGCACGATCTCGACGACATGCATGCCACCTTCCTCGCGGCAGGCATCCCCTACACCGTCCAATACGTCCCGCCAGCTATCCGCGCTGATGACAGCAGCTGGGCAGACGAATGCCGCTCCGCGTCCTCCCGTAACTCCTTTGCGCAGCATCAATGACTAGCGCTAGCGAGCGGCAGCTAGCTCTTCTGCTGGAGCAGGCCGTCACCAACGACATCCACGAAGAAGACGCCACCGAGTACCTCGACGACCACGGCATCCCCTTCTTCTCCCACAACCGTCAAACACTCATCACCCTCGCCTACCGCAACGGCTGGAGACCAACACCATGACGCTCACGCCCTGCATCCGCTACCGCGCTTGGCTCGCTTGCTCTGGTCGCATCCCAACCGCCGATGCACCTCCGGCCACTCCCTTCGAAGCGGCCTACTACCGCGAATCAAGCCGCCTCTACGCCCAATGGGTTCACCAGATGTGGTGCAACTACAACCGCAAACCCATGCCAGAGCCGGCGTTTTCAGGTTTTTCAGATCAGCAATTCGATCAATGGCTGCAACGCATCTATCTCCCAACCGAACAATGACCTCCCCATCCCTCCCCCCTTTCATCACCCGCACCAATCGCCGCGTCTACTCCCGCACCACAACACACCCATCAGTGCCATCACGCCCGCACCGCAAAACCTCCAAACCCCAATCATTCCTTGAGCGTCATGGCGATCTCATCACCTTCCTCTGGACCTGCATCCTCATCGCTGCACTCGTCTACACCGCCTTCTCTTGACGCCACCCTGGAGGAACTCACCTCCCTAGCAGCTAGTGAGAAGGCCATCCAAAACCGACGCCAACAACTCCTTGACCTACTGGATCAAATGGTGGAAGCGGGTGAAGCAGAGGATCAACTCACGTGGAACGACTGCAAAATCACCCGCCGCACCCGTAAATCAGTCACCTACCCCGACTACATCACTGAGCAACGCGAGCAGCTCAAGGCATCCGAACGACTATCACTCGCCTTGGGCGAAGCCTCGGTAACCCTCAAGCACTTCTGGGAAGTCCGCACCTCGTAGTCGCTTCCACTAATCACCCATGATCGAAAACACAAACGGCCAGCCGACCTTCGTAGTTCCGACTGGCCTGTCAGACGCCACTATCAGCGCTGTAAAGATCACCAAAGTAATCCCTGACGCCTATCGCTTGGTCCGCTTCCGCACTAAGGAGGGACAGGTTCACCTAAAGCTGCAGGGATACTTCACCTGGACGCAAGGTTGGTCTCAACACGGGGGCGAATGGCGTGACATCGAGACCGTTGACGCCGATGATCTCAGCGATGACAAACCGTATGGCTCGCTGGGTTAGTCCAGCCAGGCATAGAAGTCACCTTAACTACCATGTGCATCCCAGAGTCCTTTCAGGAAGATTCCCAAGTAACCCTCAAATACTTCTGGGAAGTGCGTGGTGCATGACGCCACACGATCATCAGCCCTGTTGGCTCATCTCCGTCACCGGCTCCTACCTAACCCCCTTCGGCACCTTCTCCGACAATCCTTCCGAAGCCCTCATCGCCGAACGCTGGTATCTCCAACGCCAGCAATCCCGATTTCCCCTCGCCACACTGATCATCCGCGCTTTACTGCCAGCCACTCATGCAAAAACGCGAGCAGGTCAAAATCTGGCTAACTGATCAAGAACGCCAAACCCTTGATCACCAAGCTGCTGCACTCCACACCTCACGCGGCCAACTAATTCGTGAGCGTGCCCTCGGTGCTGTCGCACCACCTCCTGTTGACATCTCCACCTATCAACGTGCCATCGACAACGCTGCTCGCACCGTCTCCGGCATCCCCCGCTGTCAACTCGAAGCCGTCGTCGCTTCCGTCATCACCACCGTTGCCGCAGCCTGAAGCCATCACCTTCGATGTCATCGGCATGGAAGCCGCTACGCAAGGCTCAAAACGCGCCATGCCCAACGGCATCATGCTCGAAACCAATAAACGACTTCGCCCCTGGCGCTCTCACATCACTGACGCCGCACTGTCCACTAACTACCCCCTCACAACCGCACCCGTCTCGATCTCCATCACCTTCAGATTCCTACGCCCTAAAACCCACTTCAACAAGTCCGGTCTATCTCCCAAAGCGCCAACCCACCTAACCTCCAAACAGAAAGGCGATATCGACAAGCTCTCCCGTGCCGTCCTTGATGCCCTCACTGGCACGCTTCTTCACGACGATTCTCAGGTGGTTCAACTATCCGCTCACAAGCGCTACACCACCCCAGATGAACGCCCCGGTGCTCTCATCACCATCATCCCCCTTGCGGCAACTTAAACCAGCCAGTCCTGGCACCATGTATGACCCGTGGTCCGTCGTAGCTGAATACCCCTACACCGGTGAACCCTTTGGTCTCGTCTTCAATGACGACTCCACCATGGCCGAAGCTGAATACATCGCCCGCCAACTCCTCGCTACCTTCCGCCTCACCGGTCTCTACATCCCCACTGCCTCCCAGGACAACCCCGAAGGCAACTACTGCTTTACCTTCACCGTCTCACCCGAAACACTCCCGCGCATGGGCACCATCTGGGCTTACGGTCTCGCAGACGCTGAATTGCGCCTCACCGTCTTAGCCTCAGACGGCACCCTCTTCATGCCGTCTCCCTGTTAAACTCCGGCCATGGCAAATATCTCCGACCTGAAGTTCGACCATAAGAATGCACGTAAGCGTACTGATAGTTCTGCACGCCTAATACAAGAATCCCTGCAGCGCTATGGTGCCGCACGCTCCATTGTCATCGACGAAGAGAACCGCATCCTGGCCGGTAACGGCACCATTGAAGCCGCTAAAGCGCTAGGGCTAGCGAAGCTCAAGGTCGTTGAAGCCGCTGGTGACGAGATCATTGCCGTCCGACGCTCCGGTCTTTCCGAAGACGACAAAGTAGGTCTGGCCCTGGCCGACAACCGCGCCGCTGAACTCTCGGACTGGGATGCCGAGATGCTGCAGCAGCTCAGCGAAGAGCACGACATTGCCCCATGGTTTGAGCAGGAAGACCTTGAGGCCCTACTGGAGCAGGCCGAGCAGCTAGAGACCGTCGAAGGCAAAACCGATCCTGATGAGGTGCCTGAGGCACCCGAAGAGCCGATCACCAAACCCGGCGACCTCTGGATCCTCGGCAACCATCGCCTGCTCTGCGGAGACTCGACCAACATTCAGCACGTCGAACGCCTCATGGATGGGCAGAAGGCAGACATCGTGTTCACTGATCCGCCATACGGCGTCTGCTACGACCACACTGCTAGACCAAAGCCCGGCAAGAAGAATCACGGAACAATCGAGAACGATGAACTGACTGGACAGCAGCTGCAAGATTTCTTGGCTTCTGCTTTTAATTGCGCAGATATTGCGTCGAAGCCAAATTGCGCTGCTTATATCTGGCTAGCTGACAAGTACCTGGCAGAGTGCTTAAGCGCCTTGCTCGCATCTTCATTTTGCTTTAATCAGACTCTGATCTGGAAAAAGCCAATGCTTTTAGGACGATCTAGATACCAGTGGGCTCATGAAATCTGCTTGTTTGCAGTCAAAGGCTCGCCCTTCCATACCGAAGACCGCACTAAAACAACCATCTGGGACTTTGGTGGCTACGACAAGTCCAAAAACCAGCACCCCACTCAAAAGCCCACCTTCCTCGCCAAAGAAGCCCTTGGTAACAGCTCGATGCCAGGGCAAATTGTCCTAGACCTCTTTGGCGGCTCTGGATCCACGCTCATCGCAGCCCAAGAGACAGGTCGCCACGCTCGCCTAATGGAACTCGACCCCGCCTATTGCGACGTGATTGTCAAGCGCTGGGAAGACTTCACCGGTAACACCGCCATCTGTCAGCCTTCCGACGCCCACTTCGCCACGGAGCAGCAGGAGGCCTTCTAATGGCAGCCCCCCGCAGCACCAAACAAGAAACAATCGACCGCGCTAATCGCTTCGCCCGGATCATTGCAACCGGTGGTCGTAGGTCTGACTGCATTCGATTTGCAGCGGAAAACTGGGGGGTCGGACCGCGCACCTGCGATGCCTACCTGCAGCTCGCACGCGAGCAGCTCAAGGCTGACTGGGACATCGAACGCCCTCAGATGATTGCCGACCTACTCTCCCAGTGCTCCACCCTCCAACTCGAAGCACGCCGCGCTGGTCAATATCACATCGCACTTGGTGCCATCAATACCGCAGCCAAGTTGGCTCAGCTCTGCTCGTGAGCATCCTTGCCGCCGTCACTGGTGGATCAGTCCTAGAGCCGCCGCAACCGCTCAAGCTCGATCTCGACTTCAGGCCGCTGAAGCAATCGCTCTACACCTCCCTCACGGACGCCCAACGGCAGGTCTACGACGCCTCCACACGCTTCACCTATCTCTGCTCCGGTCGTCGCTTCGGTAAGACCTACCTCTCCCTCACGCGCCTCATCACCTGGGGGCTGGACCGTCCCGGCGGCCTCTTCTACTACGTGGCACCCACCTACCGCATGGCCAAGCAGATCGCTTGGGTGCAGCTCAAGCAGATGGTGCCCCCAGAGATCTTCTCCCACAAAAACGAAACCGAGCTATCGGTTCACCTGGCTAACGGCAGCACGATCTTTCTCAAAGGTGCAGAAGATCCAGATCGCCTTCGTGGGGTATCCCTCTCCGGCTGCGTCGTGGATGAAGCCGCCTACGTGCGGGAAGACGCCTGGACCATGGTGCTCCGCCCTGCCCTTTCCGATCAGCAAGGCCCGGCCTGGTTCACCACCACACCAGCGGGCCTGAACTGGTTCGCGGAAGCCTGGGACGCTGCCGACGAAGATCCCGACGCCTCCACCTTCACCTTCAACACCTTGCAAGGCGGTCAAGTCAGCGCCGATGAAATTGAGGCGGCACGTCGCACCCTTGACCCCCGCACCTTCTCTCAGGAATACGAGGCCTCCTTCGTCAACCTCGTTGGCCGCGTGGTGCCTGACTTCAGTGATGACAACATCAGCGACGACCTAACCGATCTGGGCGGTGAGCTGATCGTCTGCGCTGATTTCAACGTCTCACCCATGCACTGGATCATTGGCCAGAAGGTTGGCAACCAGCTGCACTGCTTTGACGAGATCCATATCCGCGAGACCCATACCGATGAGGCTGCCTCCGAACTGCTGCGCCGCTACCCCGACCGCACGATCCGCGTCTACCCCGATCCCACCGGCCATGCCCGAAAGACTTCGGCAGGCGGCAAGACCGACCACGGGATCCTCCGCAGCCGTGGCCTCTGGGTGTCAGAGAACAAGCGTCCGTACATGCAAGACGACAAGCGCAATGCCATCAATGCGATGGTCTGCGATGCCAATGGCAACCGTCGATTGTTTATCCACCCCAACTGCAAACAGACGATTAAGAGTTTGCGCAACCTGACCTTTAAGGAAGGCACGAACATGCCGGATAAGGACGGCGGCTGGGATCATGGTTGGGATGCTTTGTCCTATGGCGTGATCGGTGTATTCGATCCAGTTCATCCTTGGAAAAGCACAGCTGGCAAGGCAGTGCGTGGCGTGCGTGTCTATTGACTTGTGACAGATGACTCGCATCTACTAAGCTTGGTGCGGTCAGTTGAACCCGGCGGCCTCTTCGGACACCCCGGCGGCTTCTGGCCA